CCGGCGACATCGCCATCATCCGGGGCACCTTTTCGAGGCCGAACGGCAGTGGGCTGAGCGGGTCAAGGCGGCCGAGAAGCTCGCCCGGGAGGAGCCATGAGTGTCTATCGGAGGCGCTGACGTGCCCGCCGGGGACGCCGTTGACCTGCGGTGTCGGGTCTCATTTCGTCGCTACGGTCGACGGGACGCCGAGGGTGCTCTCCTGCCCGGCTGGTCCCTGTTAGGCGCTCAGCGGGCACGTCCCGGACGACCGGCAGCGCGGCGTTGTCTCCGCACCGGACGCATACCGCTGTGGCCCAGGTGAGCTTCCGGCCGATGGTGATCCGCTCCCCGCTGGCCGGCGGCCAGGGTGACGCGCAGTCGCAGTAGCCGACCGCGATCGACGCGCGAACAGCTTCCTGCCACGCCTCGATGTCGATCCGGCCATCGGTGAGGACGGCGCGGGTGAGGCGGATCGACATCGGGCGCCTCCCTCTGAGACTTGAGCCGGGTACTGTCAAGTCTCAGGGTGACAGGTAGATCGTGATGGATCAAGCCCGTTGCGTAACCGGCTTACATCGAGGAGTGGCAATGTCGGAAGAAGTTGATCTCGTACGTAATCCCGGTTACGACGTGGATCAAGCTGCGGGGGAGATCGTCGTAGTCGACCCCTTCGACGCGTTCACGTCCGACTGGCTACGCCGACGCCAATCCGAGGAGACCCGCCAGGCATACCGACGCGACGTCCATGAGTACCTGGCTTGGTGCGTCCATGAGTACCTGGCTTGGTGCGTCCATGAGGATGTTCACCCAATGAGCGCCACCTTCGCCACGATCGAGGACTACCGCTCGGCGCTGGAGACATTGCCCAACTCCTGGACCGGCAAGCCACCGAACCGAGCGACCGTTGCCCGGAAGGTGTCCGCCGTGTCGAGTTGGTACAAGTACATGCGCAAACTCGGTGAGGTCACCGTCAACCCTGCCGCCGACGCCGAGCGGCCAAAGTTCGACCGGGACCACACCGATGCGGTCGGCTTCACCGCCGAAGAGGCAACCAGCCTGCTCGCTGCTGCGCGGGCCGACCACTGGCTCGGTGAGTACGGCGGGTACGCCATCGCCCGGTTCCTGATCGACCTGGGCGCGCGGGTCAGCGACGCGTGCCGACTTGAGATCGAGGACATCGGCCACGACTCCGGGCATCGCACGGTCAAGCTGAAGCACATGAAGGGCGGCAAGATGCGAACCCGCGCGGCGCCGCCACAACTCGGCGAAGCGCTCGACGCCTGGCTCCTCGAACGCGGCTGCCCGGCGGCTGGGCCCGTCTTCGCTCACCCGGACGGGTCGGCGATCACCCGACAGGAGGTGGCCCGGTTCGTGCGCCGGATAGCGAAGGGTGCCGGCCTCCCGGCTGCCGCGAAGATCAGTCCCCACTCGTTCCGACATGCCTGGAACACGGTGGCGAAACAGCGCGGCGCGTCGCTGGAGGAGCGCCAGCACGCCCTCGGCCACGCCGACCCGCGGACCACCCAGCGCTACGACCGGGCCCGCGCCTCGCTCGACCGGGACCCCTCCTACCTGGTGGCTGCGGCAGTGAGTGGGTAGTGCTGCGCTCAGTGGCGGAGACACCCCTTGGCCTGCCTACACTCGGGCGAAACCGAGATCCGCACAAAGGGGCAAGCGATGCCAATCCTGACGCCTCCATGACCCAAGATCTGTGCCGGATGGGCGGCTACTGCTCAACCCGGGACCGTTCCACCGGCCATCCCGGACCCGCCGACGCCCGCCAGTTTTGCTGGCCCGACGAACGCCACGGCCAGTTCGCCATCGGGGAGTTGGTCGCCGACTGGGTTGGCCTGATGCAGCGGATCGGGAAGGACGCCGGCCGGCAAGGGCTCGGCGGGATCCCGACCGCACGGGCCGAAGCGCCGATCCCGATCCACGAGCACGTCGAGGCCCTGACCCGGCAGATCGCCTGGACCCTCGACGTGTGGGCGCAGCCGGTACGCGAACGGGCACGCCTGTACGAGGACCCGCGCGGCTACGAGCACCAGGGCGAGCAGCGGACCCGCCTCGGTGTCGCCGTCCAACGCGACGCGAACACCTTGTCGACCCACTACTCGGTGCTCCTCGCTCTGGACGTCGTCGAGTACTACGCCTACGAGACGCTGGAGCAGGCCGAAGCGGACGGACCCGATGCGGTTGTCCAGCTCGTCGGACTCCACCACCAGGCCCGCGCTGTCCTCGGGGTGACCCGGCGCCGGGAGAAGCGGGACCTGCCCTGCCCGCCGAAACCCCACGGCTGCGGCCAATCCCAGCTCGGTGAGGTCCACGGCTCCGGTCACCACTACTACGACTCGACCGCCGGAGGATGGATGACCGGGCCGAACATTGTGGACTGCTCACACTGCGGCTGGTGGTGCACCTCGGACGAGTATGCGGTGTATGCGATGACGTTCGTCCCACCCGGCATCAAGGTCGCGGCGTAGTGGGGGCGTGGCCGTTCCCGGGTGACGGGCCGCTGGATATCGCGCGCAAGGTGGCGCACGCCTACCGGACTGCGTTGCGGCTGAACTCGCGGAGCTTCTGCGACCAGATCGACGAGACGATGGTCGAGTCGGGGCAACTGTGGATCGTGCCACAGGAGGACCGGTACGAGCCCACCGACGACGTCACCACCGCCGAGGCCGCTGAGCTCGTCTCCAAGCCGCCGGGCACGATCCGGCAGTGGGCTTGCACCCCGCACCCAACGATTGAGGGGCGGATGCTGCTACCCCGCTTCGGGTGGCGCGGCCGGGAACGGACGTACCTGGTGGTCCACGTCCGGGAGGCCGCCGGACTCGACGAGACGATGCAGATCCCTCGCCGGTCAGCCGCATAGGTCGACACGCCGGAAACCGAGTTTCACCTGCGACTGGCGAAGATCGCCTGCTTTCGGGTAACAATGGTGCGGACAGAACCAGTGCGCCCAAAGGGAGCCCCCGCGCTTCCTGACTCCCTGGCTCACGCCGAGGACAAGCTGTCTCTGACGCACGCGGGGCATACACCTCGATGAACGTGGGCGGCGATGGTCGCCCATGTTCACGTCGTGCCCGCTGAGGATTCGGTCCTGCATGTCTGCGACGTCGACACCCAGTGCCCGTGCCGGCCGAGCGCCGACGAGGTGCCGGACGCCGACCGCACCGCCTGGGTCCACGTACACCGCTCACTCGGCGAACAGCTAACGGATGGGCGGTGATCCCGGATGGTGATCTGCATCGTCGTCGACTGTGAGGGCCACCAGTCGATCCTCGAAACGCTGCTCCACGGCCAGCACCACATCATGGCCAACCTCGGCACCATCAACCAGCGGCTCGACCGCATCATCAACAACCAGGAGACAACTGTGGGCGCAATCGAAGACCTTCAGGCGGTAGACGCCGACCTCGCCGCGGCCGTGACGGACCTGTCCGGGGCGGTGGACCGCATCGACGCCGACTTCGTGAAGCTGGAGCAGGCCGTCGCCGAGGGCAACGCTGCGGCGATCGAGGCGGAGGTCGCGAACCTGCGGGCCACCGTGGATGCGGCGAAGGCAGCGAAGGCGAACATCGACACCACCGACCCGGTACCGGCACCGGTCGAGCCGCCCGTCGTGTGACCGACTGGCACCCTCCCTGCACGTCGGCGAACAACTGCCTCCAGGTCGGGACGACCGGTGTCGACGGTGAACCGTTGACGTTGCGGTCGTCCCGCCGGGAGGGGCAGGTCATCACCGTCGACGCCGACGAGTGGGCCCGCTTCCTGGTGCAGGTGAAGGCCGGGGAGTACGACCACACCACCTGAAGTTCGGGGCCGGGCGGGCGCTCGCCGCCTACGCCTCCCCAGGGCTCGCTGCTTGAGATGCGCGCCCGGCCCCTCTTGTCGCGGTGTCCCGGCGTTGGGTGGGGATGACCCGCCGGGACACCTGCACTCCTCCCGAACGGGCGGTGAACCCCCGTGACACAACCCCTGCCGCCCGAACTCACCCGCCGCCACCAGCCGACCTCCTTCGCCGACCTGATCGCCGCCGAAGAGGCACAGGTGAAAGCCGGCTCCATGCCTGGCTGCGGCTACCGGTGCCCGGCCGGCTGCCACGGCGAACAGCAGTGCATCCGGGTCGAGCACGTCCACCACGGGGATCACTGGCGCGACGGTGCCGGCGTGTACCTGCCCGGCGAGGACCGGCCTGAGGGTGCTGCGTTCATCGCGGAGGATCGGGTGCCGCACGTCGGCCGCGGACCCGACGGCGAGCTCGTCCAGTGGTGCGGGCCGCACCTGACCGCCGAGCAGATCGCTGAGGCGAAAGCCCAGACCGAAGCGGACCGCGCCGAAGCAACCCGGGCATTCCTGGCCGGACTCGATCCGGGTGTTCTACGCGAGTTCCTGGCCCCCGCGCCTGAACGGGATTGACCGAGGCGGTGGCCGGTGGCGAACGTGACCGTCCAGAACATCCTCACCGACCCGGCCGGGAACCCGCTCGTCGGTGCCGCAGTCGTCATTTCGCTGGTCGCGGGTACGGGTAGGCAGACCGGCTACACTTCCACCTCGTCGGTGATCTCTTCCGACACCGTCTACACGGACGCGACCGGTCACTGGTCGGCGGCTCTGGTCCCGAACTCGACGATTACCCCAGCGAACACCTACTACCAGGTCAACGAAGCCGGGTACCTGTCGCAGATCGTTGTTCCGGCGTCGGGCGGCCCGTACAACCTGTCGTCGCTACTGGTGTCGCCTCCACCGTCCCCGCCGGCACTCGGGGTGGCTACATCCCGCCGGGTTGATACGACAGCGCCGCTGGCTGGCGGCGGGGACCTGTCGACCGACCGGACCCTGTCGGTCGCGAACGCCACGGCCGGTGCGGTTGGTGTGGTGCAACTTGCCGGGGACCTGACCGGTACAGCAACAGCCCCGACGATCGCGGCCGGTGCGGTCACCTCCGGGAAGATCGCCGACGGGACGATCGTCGATGCGGACATCTCCGCCTCTGCCGGGATCGTCAAGGGCAAGCTGGCGCCGCTGGGCATTGTCGACGCCGACGTGTCCGCGATCTCCGAGGGCAAGGTGACCGGGCTGGTCGCAGACCTGGCCGGCAAGCAGCCCGCTGACGCGACGCTGACGGCCCTTGCCGGGCTTGATGCGGCGTCCGGGCTGCTGGTCGAAACCGCCGCCGACACGTTCACGAAACGCACCATCGCCGCCGGCTCGAACAAGGTTGTGGTAACGAACGGCTCCGGCGCGGCCGGGAACCCAACGATCGACGTCGTCGAGGCGAACCTCAGCGGGATCCCCGAATCTGCCGTGACCGGCCTCGTTGCGGACCTCGCCGCCAAGGTGACGAAAGGGTCGCTTGTCGTCAACGTCAAGGACTACGGTGCGGTCGGTGATGGGACGACCGACGACACCGCAGCCATCCAGGCCGCGTTGGCGGTCGTTTCGGCCGCCAACGGCGGCGAGGTGCTGTTCCCGAAGGGCGCCTACAAGGTGTCTTCGACTTTGGTCATGTGGTGGAACAGCGTCTGGCGTGGTGCCGGGCAGGGCGCCACCACCCTCAAGCTGGCCAACGGCGCCAACTGTGACCTGATCCAAACCTCCGGATTTAGCACCAACACCGGCGGCACAGCGCAGGCCGGCCCGAACCTGTTCGCCATTTACAGCATGACTCTTGACGGCAACGGAACCAACCAGACAGGCACCTCGTGGCCGCTGCGCATCTATGGCTGCTCGTACCACATCGCGCATGTGGTGGTACAGAACGGCAAGTCCGGCGGGGTGTGGTCGGAGTGGGGCACCGGCGGCACAGATATGGAAGCCCAGTGGTCCAACTTCAAGATCCACGATTGTTCGGGAATCGGCCTGGACTGGCGCGGGCCGCACGACTCGCAATTCGTCAACGGTGAGATCTTCCGGAACACCGGCTTCAACGGCATCCACACCTCCGGCAACGCCGGAGGGGAGCAGTTCACCAACGTGCACGTGTGGGGCTTCCACAACATCGGCTGGAATCTCAACACGCCAGCCCTCGCCTACAACTGCGTCGGCGAAGGCGCCACCGGCGCGAACGTACAGATCAATGCCAGTAAGACGGTATGGACTGGTGCGGTATTCGGAACTTCCGATGCCCACTCGGCCACCGAGGTCGGGGTCCAGATCGGCGACGCAAGCCACGCCGGGATTTCAAACTACCTGGTCCAGGTCATGTCATGGCAGTGGACGGCGCCGACGCATGTCCCGTTCAGCTTCTACGCCGATGGTGGGGGAATTGTCGACGCGACATGCCTCGTCGGCAGCGCGACCGCAGTCCGGACAGGGACGATCAGCTCGAAATCCCGAGTGCAGATAATCTGCCCCGACGACACTTCCAAGAACGTCGCTTTTGTGATGCCGACGAGCATCTTCCTGCCATCGGCCTTCGCGTTCCGGGTGAGTGACGGTACCGCCGACAAGTTCCGGATCAGTAGCAATTCGACCCCCGGGATTGCGCAACTGCCGAACGGGACCCCGCTGGTCGGCTACACCGACGCCTACACCACAGCCACCTTCAGGCTCGACCCGGCCACCGGCGCTATCCAACCCGGCACGGCGGCGGGGCTCGGTGGGGTGATCCGGTCAGGCTCCGGCGTTCCCGCCAACTCTCTAGGCGCAGACGGCGACTGGTACCTGCGTACCGACGGCTCCCCGGGCGCCGCTCTATATCAGCGGCGTACCGGCACGTACATCGCCGCCGACCTGGCGTTCGGGAACGTCGTCCCGCAGACGACCGCAGGCGCGGGGGCAAGCAACGGCAGCTCCGGCGCGGCCGCCCACTCCGACCATGCGCACGGAACACCGCCGGGCGAGGACATTCGCGAATACACAACGACGACAAGCAACGTCGTGGTCCCTGCGGGGATCCTCGGCGGCTACGTCACAGTCATCGACGGGGGCGCGGGTGGCGGGTCTGGCCGTCGCGGCGCCGCCGGTACCGTGCGATGCGGCGGCGGCGGCGGAGCGACCGGATCGTCATTCGACGTATGGATCCCGGGCGCCTCTTGGGGCGCGACGTATACCGCCACCGTCGGCACTGGAGGTGCGGGTGGGCCAGCCAGAACCGCCGACAACACCGATGGTGCCGCCGGCGGTTCTGGCGGCCTCACACAGGTGTCCACCGGCTCCCTCGTCATCGGCACATCCACGCCGGGTGGGGGTTCTGGCGGTACGGCCGCTTCTGGGTCTGGTGGCGGCAGCGCCGGTACGGGCGGCAACGGCGCCGCGGCCTCCACCACCGGCGGATCAGGCGGCGGCGGCAACTTCAACGGACTCTCCCCAGGTTCGGGCGCAGCCGGTGGTGGCATCACATCGGGGGACGTGGCTAGCAACGGTGGTGCCGGTGGGCAGAATCGCCAGTGGACCACTACAGCCGGTCCCTCCGGTGGTGTCGTAGGCGGGGCCACCCCGGGCAACGGATCCTCCCCCGGAACCGGTATCCCGGCCTCCGGTGGTGGCGGCGGCGCCGCATCCATCACCGGCGCGGGCCAGACCGGCGGCAACGGCGGCACCCCCGGCGGCGGTGGAGCCGGCGGCGGGGCGTCGCTGAACGGCGGCAACTCCGGGGCTGGCGGCAACGGCGGTGACGGCTTCGCCCGTGTCCGCTTCATCTACACATAGATGACGCGGCCGGGTGACTACCCGCAGATACGACATCCTGGTGCTGGCCTGATCTGGCTAGCCACCGGGGCACTCGACGACACCACCGGCACCTGACCCCCTCCATCCAGCGACCTAGGAGGCGATCCGGGTGACCCTGGCTGACCGCTACACCCTCGCAGCCCTTGCCCAGGCGAAAGGCGACACACTCGCCGCGACCGGTACTGGCGCGTTCGACCGGGTACCCGTCGGCGCCGACGGGCTGGTACTCAAGGCCGACCACACCCAATCGGGTGGAGTTGGCTGGGCCGCCGCCGGTGGTGCCTACCGAGGCCCATGGACGGCAGCGACCACGTATGCCGTCGGGGACCTCGTCACCTATGCCGGTGCCGAACTGGTTTGCGTGGTCACCCACACCTCCGGGCCGTCGTTCGCGCTGACCAACTGGGCGGACCTGACAACCCCGGCGCATGTGTTCAACGTGCGGCTGTACGGCGCGAAGGGCGATGGGGTCACCGACGACACCGCCGCGATCAAAGCGGCCGTCAATGCCGCATACGCGGCCGGGGTCGCTGCCGGTACCTTCTACGCCGAGGTGTACTTCCCGCCGGCCGTCAACTATCTGGTGTCCGGGGCAACCGCCCAGGGCGGGTCGACGCACGGCAACGCCCAGATTCCGCTGCCCGTGCACGCGACGACCGCACAAAAGTTCACCCTCGTGCTTCGTGGGGTTGTTGACGCCACCGCGATGTGGCATTGGCAGCAGACCAGCCCCCAGCTTGGCGGGGCAACAATCCGCTCCACCCTGGTCGGCACCAACGACGGCACCAACGGTGAGGCCAGCGTCATCGGCGGCCCAACCCCGGCCCAGGGGTACGGCCTCGGCGGGCTGTTCACCAACTTGCTGGTCGTCATCAACGGCATCAAGGTTGTCGTCCCGAACGACCCGCACATCTGCGGGTTTGACCTTGCCGGGGTTGCCGAAGCCAACGTCGTCAACGCCTCCTGCCTAGCCAACGCTGTGCCGGGCACGGTCATCCCGGCCTCGCAGGGCTGGCAGTTCGGGCTGCGGATGTGCGACAACGACAACAACGACCTGTGCAACATCGGGACGTTCACTGCCGAGGGCTGCAACTTCGCCGTGGTCGCCAACGAGCACACCGTCGCGAACATCATCAACGGCATCTACTGCGTTGCCGCCGTTGAGGTCGGGCGCGGCGCCGATACTTCCCACGGCTGCCGCATCAACTACATTTCCGCCGAGTCGTGCAACGTCGGCATCGGCGCCGCGAACGGCTCCTACCCGACGAAGGTCGATGTTGGCCTTCTCGACTGGGAGGGCTCCGGGTTTGGCGGCGGAGGCTTTGCCACCGTCAACGACAACACAAGCCCCCCACGCCTGGTCGGTGACATCCGCTGCACCACCGTCGGCGCCGCCGCGCACCTGACGGCGGGCACCGGCGGGTACAACGTCAACGGCGCCGGCAACGCCCGCGTGTACGACATGACCCGCCCACCCGGTGCGGTCACAGCCCCTGCGGTGCCGGCAACGACGGTGGCGTTCCAGAACCCGTTCTGGCGCGACGCGATGGTCGTTGTGACTGGTGGGACGGTTTCGGCTGTCGCCGTGGATGGGGTCGCCCAGGGCTATACAGCCACCGGGTTCAGCTTGTTCGTCGGCACCGGCAAGACGATCACCCTCACCTATTCGGTAGCCCCGACCTGGGTATGGACCCTCCTGTGAACCCAACCGAACTGCGGGCCTACGACCACTACGGGCACCTCATCGGAGCACTGGCCACCCTCGCCAACCAGATGGCAGTCCTGCCCCTGGATGAGATGGCCACCGTGAACCAGCGCATGACCGACACGCGGGCCATCATCGGCCCAACCGAAAGCATCCAGGCGAACCCGGCAGCACTGGAGCAACACCGCTGGCTCATCGAAGCCGCGACCAGATTCCGCGACGACTACCGGACCGCCCTCGACCGGGCACGGCAGGCACGAGTCGATGGCCAAGGTTGACCTAACCACCGCCGGCCACACCGTCATTGTCGAAGCCGACGAACCGCTGGACGTCCTGGCCGCAAAGGCGCTGGAGCTGTGGCGGGCAACCCGGGATCCGAAACTCGACCGGAACTGGGCTGCGACCGGCTTCACGGCGGAGCGCTCCAACGGCGAGTACGTGGCCGAGATGAACGCCACCGTCTGACGCGTCCTCTTGAGAGGTGGCGGCTGTGGCCAAGGTTCGTGAGAAGCGACTCTGCGGTGCGAAGAAGCGCCAAGGCGACGGTAACTGTAGCCGTCCGGCCGGCTGGGGTACCCAGCACGTCGGCTGGGGCAAATGCAAGCTCCATGGCGGGAGCGGGCCGGGGCCGACGAAGGGCGCCGAGACGCAGCGAATGGACCACGAGGCACGGGAGCTGTTCGGCAAGCTTGTTCCCGGTGAGGCAGTGCCTGTCACGAATCCGCTTGCCGTGTACGCCGAGTTCGCTGGCCGCGTCATGGTGTGGATGAACACCATGGACGGGCTCCTTGACGACCTGCGCAGCCCGCGGTTCCTCGACGACAAGGGCGCTGAGCAGATCCGGGGCGAGGTCCAGTTGTTCGAGCGGGCAATGGACCGCTGCAACTCGGTCTTGGCTGCCTACGCCCGACTAAAGATCGACGAGCGGCTGGTGGCAATCACCGAAGGGCAAAAGTCGATGGTGATCGCCGCGATTGACCGCGCGTTCGCGGCGGCTGGCATTACGGGCGAAGCAGCGGCCGGGGCGAAGCAGGTGGCAGCCCGCCATCTGCGAGTTGTCGACGCAGCATAGGTCAATCCAGGCGGACCACCTCAGTAATTTCGAGCGGGCCGGTGGCGGTCATCGCCGAAAGGCTCGTCCCGAGCGCCTCACAGATGGATATCGCCTCACCAAGTGAGACAGTGCGCGAGCCGGCTTCGATCCGGCCGAGTGCCATCCGGCTCACGCCGGTGAGGGCGGAGAGCTCGACTTGGGTGATCCCTCTGTGGCCTCGCAGCGCCGCGGCCCGTCGCCGGAACCGGCTCTCGTGATCCGTATCTGTTCTCACGCCACCGATGCTAGCTCATTTACCGATCAGATCAGCGGTGTGGGGCGTGGAAATGGATGCCCTCCTCGCTGATGTGGCAGATGACCTCGAAGCGCCTCTTCCGGACGTCTTCCCGGCGCTCGGATTCGCCCCGAACCCGGGTCCCCAGACCCGGTTCCTTTCGCTGCCCGATGCCGACCTGGATGTTTTGTACGGGGGGGCGGCCGGCGGATCCAAGTCGACCAGCCTGCTCATGTACTCGCTTCGGGCCTGTGCTCGGTTTCCTGGGTTGCAGGCGTTCTGGTTCCGTCGCACCTTCCCCGAACTGGAGCAGTCGGTCCTGCGGATGCTCGCCCGATACGGGTATGCGCGGACGATCGGTGCGACATGGAACGGATCGAAGTACGAACTGCGGTTCGCTAAGGGCTCCGTTCTGACGTTCGCGCATGCGAAGAACCTCGACGAAGCGTCCGCGCTGCTGTCCGCCGAGATCAACCTGCTGGTCATCGACGAGCGGACCACCCTTCCGCCGGACGTCGTCGATCTGCTCTACACCCGCGTACGCTCTGGTGTTCCCGGCGTGCCGTGCCTCGGCATCCGATCCGCTACCAACCCCGGCCAGATCGGACACTCCCGGGTCAAGACCGAATACGTCGACGCCACCGACCACGGGGCGAACGAGATCGTCGACCGCAACGGCCGACGTAGGATCTTCATCCAGGCCCGGGTATCGGACACCCCGCAACTCGGCGAGGACTACCGCCGCAGCCTCGCGGGCCTCGGGGAGAAACTCAGCCGCGCGTACCTCGAAGGCGACTGGGACACCTTCGCCGGACAAATGTTCACCGAATGGCGCTTCGACCGGCACGCCCTCGACCCGATCGCCCTACCGGACACCTGGCGGCGGTTCAACGGCGTTGACTGGGGCTACACGGCCCCTTGGTGCGTGCTGTGGGCAGCGACTGACGAAGACGGCCGGGTTTGGGTCTACCGCGAGCTGTACGCGACGCAGGTCGGCGAGCAGGAGCAGGCACGTCGGATCCTTGAAGCGGAGCGTCCCGAAGTAGTGGCGGCCCGGTACGCCGACGACGCGATGTGGGCTACCCGCGGCGACGCGAAGCCGATCGCCGAGGTGTACGCCGAGAACGGGGTACACCTGACGCCGGCCGGTAAGGGTCCGGGATCCCGGGTCATCGGGTGGCAGCGGATCCATAGCTACCTGAAGGATGGTCCTGCTTGCCCGCATCACCGGGCGCTCGGCTGGTCGACGTGCCCGATGCTGCACGTGTTCTCGACGGTGGCGAACCTGATTCGGACGCTCCCGGCGCTGCCGCACGCGACGACGGGCAACCCGGAGGATGCGGACACGGGTGCTGAGGATCACGCCCCTGACGGCCTGCGGTATCTCCTGGTGAACCTCGGTACCGGACCGGACTTCCCGATCCTCGGCCCGACACCTGAGGCGCAGAAGATCGAGCCGCAGGTCGCCCCACAGCAAACGTTCGTGGTTCTCCCGTCGGGGCAGGAGCCGGGCTGGGCGCAGCCGGCCGGGGTCGGCTCCATCTGGGGCGGCGACGTGGCGCAGTCGAATCGGGCGGTGGTCCGCTAATGGGTGTCCGCTCCGCACTTCGTGGTTGGCTGCTCGCCGACCAGGTGACCGAGGCTGCCCCGGCGCCTCAACAGACCCCCGAGCGGTCGGGCTACGAATACGGCATTCCTACCGGCGGTTTGACGGAATACCGCCAGGGCATGGGCGTCTCGACCGGCACCGACCGCCGCTCGATGTTGACCCAGCTTTACGAAGCGTACCTAGCATGCCCGTGGGCGTGGGCGTCCATCAACGCGATCGCCCGCACTGTCACTGCGGGTGGTCTGGTCACCGACTGGGACAACGACGACGGGGAAGGCGACCAGGACGCCCCCGACAAGCCCGAGAATGTGCTGGCGTTGGAGCGGCTGTTCGGCTTCTGTAACGAGCGTGAAGACATCCGGCAACTGATGCGCGGCGTCCTCGTCGACCTGCTCGTCTTCGGCGACGCGTACATCGAGGTCGTGTGGATGGCGAACATCCCGGTGGCCCTGTACTCGCTGGACTCCCCGAGCATGTTCCCGATCGCCGACGAGCACGGGAAGATCTCCGGCTACGTGCAGTTGACGGACTTCGGGCAGCGGGCCGAGTTCGAACCCCGCGACGTCATCCACATCTCCCTGGATTCGCCCCGCTCCGGGGTGTTCGGGGTGTCCCCGACGCAGGCGAACCTGCTGCCGATCACGGCATGGCTGTTCGCTGCCGCGACCTGCAAGGAGATCTTCCGCAAGGGCAACCCGCCGAACATCCACGTCGACTTCCCGGCATCAATGGGCGAGACCCAGTTGAACCGGTGGGACGCCATGTATGCGGCCCGCAACATCGGGCCGCGCAACATCGGGACGCCGATCATCACCAAGGGCGGCGCCACGATCAACGAGCTGAAGCAGGGGGCTCTCGCCGAGTATCTGGACTTCCTGTCCCAGAAGCGCGACGAGATCCTTGCCGGCTACGGTGTGCCCCCGGCGGAGGCTGGGGTGATCGAGTCGGGGAACCTCGGCGGCGGGACGGGCGAGAGCCAGCGTAAGAGCTTTCTGATGAACACCTGTAACCCGATCGCGGAACTGGTCCTGGAGAAGGTCAACTTCCACATCGCGCAGCAGGGCTTCGGCATCGAAGGGTGGCACGTCAAGTTCGCCGAGGTCGACATGCGTGATTCCGAGGTCATCGAGAAGATCCGCGACATGCGTGTCCGTAACGGCATCTACGTGCTCAACAAGGCACGAGCCGAGATCGGCGAGCCGCCGGTGGACGGTGGCAACGAGGCGGTCCTCATCGACCGCCAGAACCTCGTCCTGTGGCGTGACATCGAAGCCCTGTCGCAGGCCGGTGTGGCGGCGAAGGCTAGGGGGACATCCCTCGACGTTGGGGAGCCGGGTACCGGCAAGCCGGTGACGATGGTGAAGCCCGAGCCGGCCGAGGTGCCGGACCCGCTGAAGGGGTTCGCCGGGGTTGCCAACCAACCCGGCGGGCCGGTGCCGCCGGAGGACGACACGAAACCCGACCAGAAGGAGTCCGTGTTCGCGGCCGACTGGCGTCGAGTCTCGGAGTCGTGGACCCGAGACTATGCGGCGAGACGGCGCCGGGCACTCTCCGAGCTGCCTGAGGCGGTGGAGGTCCGGTGACGCAACCCGAGGATGAGCCGAACGGCGAGCCGGAGGATCCCGACGAGACGTTCGAGCCGGACGACCATCCGCACCCGCTGCGAGCGGAGGACTGCGCCCCGCTGATAGCGAAGCAGATCGGTTGACCGCGAGGGGGGCGGTCATGGCCACCGTCCCCCACTCGACCGGTTCAATGCTCGCCCTGTATCTCGACGAGCAGACCGCCGCCCAGCTCGCCCTGCCGGGTGGGCAGGACCCAGCGGACCTGCATGTGACCGTCGCCTACACCGGCAAGGCGGCCGGTGTGGATCCGTGGCGGCTGCGGCATGCCGCCGAGGCGGTCCTGGACCGTAAGCCGATCACCGCCACCATCTCGGGGCATGCCCGGTTCACCGGCAACGAAGACGGGGACGTCATCGTCGCTCTGGTCGACTCGCCCGAACTGGAGCAGCTGCGCCGGGCCGTGGTCGACGCCCTCGCCGATCAGGGCATCACCCTTCCGGCGGAGCACGGGTACACCGCGCACTGCACCCTTGCGTACGTTGACCCGGGCGCGGCGAGCCCGATCGAGCGCCTGGACCCGATCCCGCTCACCTTCAACACGCTGACCGTGGAGCACGGCGACGACCGCGACGACCTCCCGTTCGCGCTCGCCGAGGCGTCGCTGCCGGTGCTGCTGCGCCTCGCCTACGCGCAGGGCTGGGCAGCCTCGGGTGGTCCGCTCACTGAACGGGTACGGGCCGGCTGCACCGCTGTCGTCGAACTCGCCATGGCCAACGCCGACCAGCCCGGGGTGCTTGAGGCAACCCTGCACCTCGGTCACCTTGAGGGCGTCTGGGCCGCCGTGTACGAGCGGCGCGAGAAGCTACACGCCGACAACGAGGCGAAGATCCTCAAGGCGTGGAAGGCCCTCGGGGTGCGGCTGCACACCGACCTGAT